TCTGTTGGTGTAGCAGTTCTTTGAGTAGCAGTTCTATGTCTTGTATCTGTTGGTGTAGCACTTCTTGGCGTAGCACTTCTTTGAGTAGCAGTTCTTTGACTAGCAGTTCTATGTCTTGTCTCTGTTGGTGTAGCAGTTCTTTGAGTAGCAGTTCTTTGACTAGCAGTTCTATGTCTTGTATCTGTTGGTGTAGCACTTCTTGGTGTAGATAATTCAATAGCAACATCATGAATGCGAGCTCTTGATTGTCTGAAATTAGCTAGTGACCTTTTAAATATATTTTTCATTGTTGAAGTTTGAGCTTTTGATGGTGATTTTTTTCTGGTTGGAATTATTCTATTAAGAAATGACGACATTATATATATTTATAAAATATTATAATAAATTTTTAATGTTTTTTAATATTTAAATTTTTTATGCTTTTTATGTTTTCGTCGTTTTTTCGTGCCTCCCATACCTTGTCTTAGCCTAGTTATTTGATTTTTTAATTCTTCTCTGTCATGTTTTAAATTATTAATCCATTGTGTGTGGTTTTTAGTAAATTGTCTAAATTCGGTTGCAGTATTAGATTGTAGCTCTTGTATTTGTTCATCATCTAGTTCAACAAAATCTTGATTAACTAAACTCTCTGCCTTTTCTCTAGAGGATAGTTTATATTTGTTAGTTAAAGTGTGCCTATGAATATCTCTGAACTTTTTATTAAAGTCTTGCTTGTTTTTTTCTAGTTGTTGTATTGCTATATTAAGCGCGGCAATTTTACTCATTGTAGTATCAATATTTTTTTTTCTAGTAGTAATATCATTTATAGGTTGAATTTTAGCTCTAGAACTACTTGCTTTTTGTGTAAAATTTCTTTTTAGCGATGGCATTTATATATATAAATTTATATATATTTATAAATTTATAACTATTTAAAATATTTTAAATATTTTAAATATTTTAGTGTTTTTTATGTTTTCTATGTTTGCGTCTTTTTCTTGTGCCAGCTAAATTATAATTATACGATGTATAACGTGAACGGTGATTTGCATGATAGTTTTTTATTTTAGCGTGTATTGCTTGATTAGCAGCTATATCTTCAGCAGTTAGTCTTGTCGCATCACTTAATTTATCATAATTTTCATTTCTTATATTAAGTATCTTAGGAATTTGCCCATATAGATCTGGTATATTTTTATCAGTAATATTATTTAAAAATTCATCACATCCTTCAATTACACTTCTAAATCGTGCAATGCTTGCTAATTTAGACTTAGAAGGACCAAATACACTCTTATATGCTGTATATAGTCTGCTGCTTCTTGGTTTACTTCTTGTTCTGTTATCTTGATCCGGTCTTACTGATACTACTCTAGTACTTGTTCTTGACATTTATATAAATAGTGAATATAATAAATATACTAAATTTTATTATATTTATTAATTTATTATTTTAATTATTTTTATTATTTTTATTATTTTATTATATTTACTATTTTATTTTTACACACAAAAGGTGCAATCATTTTTTCCTTTTTTTGAAACAATTGAACCACTCCCTCTAACTCGTGTTAATACATTATTTATTAAATTTGTATCTTGATTTTTACCATTTGATTGAATATAATCATTATTATTTTTTATACGCGTTGATGATATACCTATTGTAGACAGTCTTAATCTTTGTATTCTTAAATCACTGCTTGTATTATTTAATGGTTTTCCATAAATAATAGATGATGGTTTTCCTAAAACTGAACTATAATCAATATTTTTATTCACATTATTGGGAATATGTGAAGAAAAATTATGTGCTCGTCTTCCTAAAATAAATGTGCTAGTTCTATCTGACACATTGCTACCATTTGAAGGCATACTTTTAGATGTAGACATTTTATATATATAGTTTAAATAAAATAAATTATATCATTTTCATTCTCATTCTCATATTTTGTCTAAATTTATTAATATTATTATTATTAAATGAAAAAATATTATTAGTAGTTATTTTTTCTAAATAAGATACTTTATTAGTATTTGTATTTGTATTTGTATTTATAATTTCTGTATTAAAATAGTTGTTGTAGTCAAAATATGTTTTGTATGTTTCAGCAACTGGTTCGGGAACTACTTCAATTACTGGTTCAATAACTACTTCAATTACTGGTTCGGGAACTACTTCAGGTACTGCGTTACTATCTGGTTCATGCACTGGTTCAGGCACTACTTCAGGCACTACTTCAGCAAGTGGTTCAGGCACTGGTTCAGCAACTGGTTCAGGCACTGGTTCAGCAACTGGTTCAGGCACTGGTTCAGCAACTGGTTCAGGCACTGGTTCAGATACTGCGTTAGTATCTGGTTCAGGCACTGGTTCAGCAACTGGTTCAGGTACTACTTCAGGCACTACTTCAATTACTGGTTCAGGCACCGGTTCAGCAACTGGTTCAGGCACTACTTCAGGAACTACTTCAGGCACTACTTCAGGTACTACTTCAGCAACTGGTTCGGGAACTACTTCTAAACTAGAAGAATCTGCCATATTTATAATATAAATATAATATTATAAATATTAATTATTTTAAAAATTAATTAAAAAAAAATTTGTTTAAAAAAAATTTATTTTCTAACTCTATTAATAGCATGTTGTGATTGTGAATTTGATGCACCTCCATAACTACTATCATTATGAGTTTTATTTATAGCTTGTAATTTTTTAAATCTAATATAATCTGAACCATCATAAACATATTTAGGATTTCCAGAATACATTGCATTTCCATTTTGAGTAGAAGTTCCATCCCCACCAACTTGTATGCGTGATAAATTATTACCTCCAACTTGATTAGGTAGTCTACCATATTTAATATCATTAGGTTCAATATTATTAGTAACAACATCACCAGCATTATAAGCAGTTCTAAAAGGCCCTAATACATTTTTTTTATAAAGTAATGGAGATGTTCCTAAACCAGTATTAATCATATTTCCAAAAGCCCTTGTTAATTGACTACGACTTACTGCTCTATCATTGCCACTTTCCATATGTCCGTGTAACTTAGGTTGTATGCCTTTAGGATTTCCACCTAGTTGAGTTTGTGTGAAAGTCATAATATATATTATAAATAATTATTATAAATAATTATAAATTTATTAAAATATAACTAATTAAAATATAACTAATTAAAAGATTTATTTTATTATTTATAAAACAAAAAATAATAAAAATAATAAACACACTAAATATCTTGCTATTATTACTAATTTCTTATCTTAATATTAATACCTTTAAAAAAGGTATAACCAAATATAAATTATACTTTATAAAAAGAATAATTACACTTTTTATAAAATAGTATTGAGAGATTTATGGCGGGTCATAAGAGACCAAAATTCTTACACTACATTCTCCATTGTCGTAATTATTTTCATTAACAAGCATACTAAGAGTATTTTCTTGGTTTAATGGCCTGTCTGTAATACCTGTTATTTCAAATCCATCATACTCAGCTAAATCTACGCTTTGTGTTTCACTTTGAAATGTAACTTTTAATTGAAATGTTGAAGTTGGTATTGGAACTCCGTTCTTGTCTCTATATATAATATCATATATAGTAAATATATAATCATTGTCTCCATTAATGCGTGCTGTCTCTGTTATAGCATAATCATTATATGCTAAATAAGCGTCTACATATCTAGAATCGCTTCCTGGTGCTGTTTCATTAATTACTTTAAATTTTCCATCAAAGATTGGGTTTGCTGGTGCTGGCGCTGGTGCTGGTGCTGGTGCTGGTGCTGGTGCTGGTGCTGGTGCTGGCGCTGGTGCTGGTGTTCTTATTGTTCCATGTCTTGATAATAAAGTTCTTATTCTTAGTGTTCTTGAAGAATAAGAAGTATTTACAAGAGGTTTTCCATAAGTAATTGATGATGGTTTTCCTAAAACCATACTATAATCTACATTTTGTTTAGAATTTCTCGAATAATGTGATGCAAAATTACAATTTTTGTTTGAGTTATTATATGTAAAATTCATATTATATATAATAAAATAGAATATATATATACTCACAAGATAAATATAAAAAATTTTATTCACACAATAATTTATTCACACATTATAATTTATTCACATTATAATTTATTCACATTATAATTTATTCACACATAATTCGCGGAGCAACATTCATTGTTATTAACTCTTGGAACATTAGTTTGCATGCATAAGGTAGTTCAACATATTTAAAATCATTTCTATTGCTACACGTATTACAATAATGAATATGTTCTTTATTGTTAAATGAAGCAATCATTCCACATTTATTACATACAAATACGCTAAATGCATCAGAAGCATCATAAATTCTGCCTTTAGTAAATCGTGATGCTCCATGTGAAATCATACAATCACGCTCCATTTCACCAAACCGTAATCCACCATCGCGCGATCTGCCCTCTGCTGGTTGTCTTGTTAAATTTACCATTGGTCCAATTGATCTACTATGTTGCTTATCATTAACCATATGTTTAAGGCGTTGATAAAACGCAGGCCCAATAAATATGTTCATAGTTAATTGCTCACCTGTTAAAGCATTATACATTAATTCGTTTCCTTTTGATTCATAACCAAGTTCATTTAATTTATCAATAATAGTAGAAATTTCAAAATCACCAAAACTTGTTCCGTCTCCAAATAATCCTAGCTCAAGTAAAACTTTACCTAGTAGCGTTTCTTTTAATTGGGCAATAGTCATTCGACTAGGAATAGCGTGTGGATTAATAATAATATCGGGTTTTAATCCGTTTGCTGTAAATGGCATGTCTTCTTCAGGAATAATGTTGCCGATTGTTCCTTTTTGTCCATGCCTACTCGAAAATTTATCACCAATTACTGGTTTGCGAAAATTTCTAATACGAACTTTGCAAAAATTATATCCATCACCATTTGATTCGACATAATTTTTATCAATATAACTTTCTTCATGTGTTCTATATGAAATTGAACCATCGCTATATTTCACTGTTTTTGTGAAATCATTTTTATTTTCCTTAATTGGAATAACTTTTCCAATAATAATATCCCTATCTTCTATTAAACTATTTTCAGGAATAACACCTTGATTATTTAATTTATCATAATTTGCAAATTTAATATTTTTAGTTTTTGTTTTATCGGGCTTGCACCTCATTTCTTCAGTTCCAAAAAGTTTTTTATCTTCATCTTTTTCTGTGTGATAAATAGTTGCTAAAAACAATCCGCGATCAATTGCGCCCTTATTAAATAATAGCGAGTCTTCTTGATTATAACCAGTATGACTCATAATTGCTACTATTACTTGTTGTCCAGATGGAATATTATTTAATTTAATAATATTCATAATACGCGTTTCAACTAATGGGCGCATTGGATATGTTAACACATAAGCCGTTTTATCCATTCGATTATCATAATTAGTGACATACATACCAATAGCTTGCTTACCCATTGCTGATTGATATGTATTACGAGGTGATTGATTAGAATCAGGAAAAGGAATACACGATGCTAAAACTCCAAAAATAGTACTCGGATGAATTTCACAATGACTATAATGATAAATATTGTTATTTTTGGAGTTATGTAAATCACTTACTCTCATAGCAATCATTGCATTATTTTGTTCATAAGAATCTACATATTCAATAATAGAATCCTCTAACTGAATAGCAACAACCAAGTCATCCCAGTTTAATTCTCCACATTTAACTTTTTGAATAATAGTATCACAATAAGCAATTTTGTTATTTTTAACTTTTAATAAAGGACGCGTAATGCGTCCGGCATCATTACAAACCCTGATTTCTTTTAATTTACTATTAAATATAATAGAAGTATAAATATTAATAATACCCTTATATTTTTTTTCTTTTAAATTATCATAAATTTGCTTGGGTTCTTTTGTTATTCCTACCCATGCACCATTAATAAATACTTTCACATAATCATCTAAATCTTCATATGAACCGTCATAGGTATCAATATTAATAATACTAGGTAAAATATAGTCATAAAGTCCTGAGCTATTAGAGTTAATAGTAATATGTGCTAAATACGCTAAATTTTTAACAATACCAATTGATTGACCCTCTGGTGTTTCTGCTGGACATAAAAATCCCCAAGTAGAGTTATGTAATCTACGAGGTGGAACTAATTTTCCACTTTTGTCAATTGGTGTATTTACGCGTCTTAAATGACTTAAGCTTGATAAATATGTTAGTCGATTTAATACTTGCGCAACTCCTACCTTATTGCTATTAATTTGTTTAATACCAAAATCTCCTGTTGCTAATGCTCGTTTAATACCTTGTTCAATTGTAGTTGATTTAACAATTTTATAAATATTTGTTTTTGTGATTATATTTTCATAGTCATCATTAGATTTCCATGAACCCGTATTAATTTCACGAATAATTTGTTTTTTCATATCTTTAACTAGTTTATTAAAATAATTTCGTAATAAATTATTTAGCAATGGTCCTGTTAAATCCACACGCTTATTGATATATGAGTCTCTGTCGCTTTCTGGTAACCAACCAAATGAAGTTTGAAGTAAAATATTCGTCATATATCCAAGCATATAGATTTTCTGTTTTTCTGTCTTACAATGTGGGAAAATATCATTATTTAATACTTCAATAGCAAACTCGTGCTTTTTTTTAGAACCTGTTTCTTTATCCATATTCATAGGAGTATAAATCACATTGGCTACAATATATTTAATTGCTGCTTCTTGCGATACAACTTTATTACCTTCAATAATAGATGCTTTTAATGAAAGTAACATTTTTTGCATATTTTCTTTAGCAATATTGAGCATAATTAATTCACAAATTTCTTTATCGCTAATAATATTAAATGCTCTAAACATAATAAATAATGGAATCGGAATTTTAATGCGTGGAATTTGTAAATAAAGAGCATTACCATAACCATTATTTCTTGATGCAATTAAAATATTAATTTGCTTTGGCGAAATGCATTTCCAATCAGGAATACACTTCATTTCTGATTTCCAAGACCATTTATTATTATTTTTTTCAATATTATAACAATAAATTTGATTTTCAGCTGCTCGTTCTTGACTAATGCAAGTTTTCTCTGAACCATTAATAATAAAATACCCTCCTGGGTCCATATAACATTCACCTGTTTCATTATGATTTAAATGTTTATATTGATTTAATACACAAAGGTCTGATTTTAACATAATTGGAAGTTTTCCAATATGGACATTTTTAATCTTTTTTTGATAATTTAGAATATTTTTGTAATTTTCACCATTACGAATAATATACTTAATATTTAAATCAACAGTCATTGCAGAGGAATATGAAAAGTTGCGCAAGCGAGCTTCTTGAGGAAACATAATTTTTGTTGAACCATTATTTTCGTAAATTTGTGGGCGATATATTGAAAAATTCTCAAATGTGATTTCTATTTCTAACCTATATAAATTTAATTCTTTAATATAATCATGTTCAGAAGCAATAATTAATGGATTAAACATTTCTATAGTTTGTTGAATTTGATTATTTACGAAATAATTATATGATTCTAATTGATGCTTAACTAATTGCTTAAGATGTTTGTGCTTAAAATATGCTTCAATAAGAATCCATGGAATTTCTGTGTCTAGAATTGGAGAATTCATAGTTTTTATTAATTATAAAATTTTAATATTTTACAAATCAATTTTTAATATTATTTTTATATTAATTTAATAAATAGTTTTTATAATTTTTATAAGTTTTTATAAGTTTTAATAATAGTAAAAAATTGGTTAATTATTCATATTTTAAATATAAATTATTACAATAATATGACTACACAAAAAATATTACAAATAAACCCAGAGTTATTTCAATTTAATGGTGGAAAGAAGAGTTTAAAGAAAAAAGAGAAAAAAACCAAACCAATTCAAGATAAAACACAATCATTAAAATCTAATAAATTAAAAAAGGAATTATTAAAAAAAGTAAAAGATTATCAAAAAAACAAAGAAACAGAAGTTATAAAAGACGAAAAAAGCAAAGAGAAAAATGAAACTATGCCTGGTTCTAATTTATTTGATTCGCAAGACTTTGAAAATAGTGATTTTGAGAGAGAATTTAATAAATCTCTCACATTTTTACATGATTTATCCAAAAAAAATAAAGATAAAAATAAAAAAAAAACATTGAAAATATCTAATGCAGACATTAATATTGATATTCCCAAAGATAGTTTAATATATAATTCAGCAAAAGAACCCAATTATGGCTGTTTAAAAAATGGTTCAAAACCCACATTTAGAGATTTAAATAAAACACAAAAGCATAATACAAATAATCCAAAAAGACTACAACTAGCACTAGAAAATAATATACATTATGACCATTCAGAGTTTCATAATAAATATCAAACAAATACTGATATTATTAGAGAGACTAATAAACCAAATATTGAATTGAAAATAGAAGAAAAACCAGCACCTGCTATTAATCTCTCACATAGCAAAGTAAATAAACAAGATACAAATGAAATAATAACTGCGTCATATGATTATAGTGATAATTATGCTATTAAAAAAGAAGATAAAATAAAAGAAGATAAAATAAAAGAAGATAAAATAAAAGAAGATAACATAAAAGAAGATAAAATAAAAGAAGACGACATAAGAAAAGATGACATAAAAGAAGAAATTCTAACAAAAGAAATTCTAACTAAAGATGTTGCACCTAACGAAACTATTATAAGTAAAGAAGAATCAACAAAAGAAGAGTCATATATTCCAAAATTACGCAGAATTACAAGAACATATAAGTATAAATTAGGAAAAAAAAAAGATAATAATCATATAGGATTGCTTATAAAAAATAGAGAGACTCAAAAAAAAATAAAACAAGAAGTAGCACAATTAAAACAACAGCCTATTCAAGATGTTAAAAACTTTTTACGAGAAAAAAATTTAATAAAATTAGGTTCACAAGCACCTAACGATGTATTACGAAAATTATACGAAGATAGTATGCTTGCCGGTGAAATCACAAATACAAACAACAACAATTTGGTTCATAACTATTTAAACGATGTATAAAAATATTTAAAAAACTATTATTTTTAAATATGATTAGATTATATTTAAAAATTGATTTAAAAATATTAGTTATATTGTCTAAATATAACTAAAAATGGGTAAATATACTTGCAAAAATGAGTTAATAGACAAATCTTCACCAAATGACCCAATAAGCAATATTATAATAGATTATACTAATAAATTAGTTAAAGATGTTGTTGCAAAAAAAATACATATTTCCAAACCATTTTTAAAGTGGGTTGGTGGAAAAACTCAAATACTAGACAAACTTATTACAGATTTTCCAATTGAAATAAATAATTATCGCGAAATATTTTTAGGAGGAGGTAGTGTTTTGCTAACTTTATTATGTTATGTAAAAAGTGGTATTATAAAAATACATAATAATATATATGCTTATGATTTGAATGAACCATTAATTTATGTGTACAAAAATATTCAAGCACATCACAATGAATTATATAGTACGCTGCAAACTATTATTACAGAGTTTAATGAATGTGAAAATGGAACAATAAATAGAAAACCCACAAATATAGTAGAAGCAAAAGTTGCAAAAGAAAATTATTATTATTGGATAAGAAGTGAATATAATAAATTATGCGTAAATGAAAAAAAAAGTATATTGGGTTCTGCTATGTTTATATTCTTAAATAAAACTTGTTTTAGAGGTATATTTAGAGTTGGACCAAACGGATTTAATGTTCCATATGGACACTATAATAATCCAGAAATTATAAATAAAGAACATTTAGATGAAATAGCTGATTTAATACAAAATGTAATATTTGAATGCTGTGATTTTAATACATCACTAACACGCGTTGAACATAATGATTTTGTATATCTTGACCCTCCATATGCTCCCGAAACAAGCAATTCATTTGTGGGATATACAGAAAATGGTTTTAATATAGAAAATCATAACAATTTATTTAAATTAATACATAGTTTGACCGAAAATAATAAAAAAATAATGTTAAGTAATGCTGATGTGGATTTGGTGCGTGAAAACTTTTGTAATTGTGCTAAAAATGAGAAATATAACACCTTAGCAATTTTATGTAAAAGGTCAATTAATTCTAAAAATCCAGAGGCAAAGGCGAAAGAAGTTATTATTAAGAATTATTAAAAATAGCTATATCATATTTTTATCATATTAAATATTAAGCAAAGCTACATTATATTTAGCCACATATCAAATGTTTCAAAATAATTTTCATCATCACCAAATAAAACTGTAATATTGTTTTCATTAAATATTGTATTTAATATAGTATATTTTTTATCATTAGAAATAAGTTTCTGTTTCAAAAACTCGCTTACACAAAATCCATAAAATACAGTAAAATCATTACCTAAAGCTAATTCATATTCTCTTTTAAGTGAAGGTCCAGACCATAATTTGGTTTCTACTGAACCCTCTACATTTTGCTCTTTTTTTTCTAATATTTTTATTACTTTTCTACCGTTTGTATATTCAATAATATATGCTTCATCTGGACATCTAAACAAATCAATATTATATTTATTTTTCATATACATTTTTAATCCATTTTGTAATACAAACACAATTGTTTTAGTTTCAAATGTTTTTAATAAATAATAGTCATATGCTTTTTTTGGTTTTTGTGTAAAACTAGCTTTTATGTAGCCCATTTCTAATAATCTTTGTTCATTATTAGTTTTTTCTTCAAATTTTTTTCCATAATAATTTGTATTTGCACCACCAGCGCCAGTTCCTCTATTACTATTACTATTACTATTACTATTACTATTAGGCATTTGTGTATATGATTCGCTCATCTTTTTATGAGTATAATCTGTTTATATGTTTATAAATTTAAGTAATCAATTTTTTAATATAACAAATATTTATTTTTTTTTAAATACTAATTTTATTATTATTAAAATTAAAAATATTGAAAATCCAGCATAAAACATTTTAACTAGTAATTCATCTTCAAATTTCAATACTTTTTCAATATTTATAGATTCTAACATTTTATCAATGTCTGAAAAATTCTGTATTTTATCCATATTTTGTTTTATAATATTATTACTAATAGTGGGTTCATTATTATCAAATGTTTCTGGTGTAGAACCGGGAGTTGAACCAGGTGGTGGAGTTTGTATTGTTGGAATAGTTATTGCTCCAGAGCCTAAATTCTCTGGTTTTATTCTTCTAAGATCATCAAGAGCAAAGTATAAAGTTGGACTATTTCCACTATAATTTCTAGTACCTCTAACACCGTGCATGTTATAGTCAACTAAATGACATTTAACACTTGCTTTCATACAATAAGGTTTAGTACTTCCAGCAAAAGAATTAACTAAATCAATAATACTTGTTCCTATATTTGTTGCACTATAAAATGCCGATGGTATTACACCGGTGAGGTTCTCATCTGCTCGTCCACCTGTTAAAAAACTTGAACCATCCGTTATATTATTTATATACTTATGTATATATGGTGTTTCTCCTGATGGTGTTATAATATTTCCAAGACTATCTACAGGAGTACATTCAATGTCGGTTTTTAAAACATACTTATTACCTATTACTCCTTTTCCATTATATAAGCATTCCTCTCCTGTTGCTTTATCTGCATCTGATACTAAATAATCTACATAATTATACATACCACCAAATACCCTTGCCGTATTATCCAATGTCCATCCGCCACTATTAAAACTTCTTGTGTCTACCATTTTATCGCTTGATTTTACACAAAAAGGATAATTATGTTGAAAACCAAAAATTTCATCAACAACACATTTTTCTGAATCACTCATAATTCAACAATTAAAATAATACTATATAATAATTTTATTTAATAATATTATATAGTCTTATTTTTTAGTCTTATTTTTAGTGTTATTTTTTAGTGTTATTTTTTTAGTCTTATTTTTTAGTCTTATTTTTAGTATTGTTTTAGTATTATTTTTAGTATTGTTTTAGTATTATTTTTAGTATTATTTTTAGTATTTATATATCAACATTTTCACCTTCTACATTATTTAATATAGATTCAGTTTTACTCGTATCTGCTTTTTCTTTTCTATACTTATTTGTTGTATTTTCTGTATCTTTTTTCAAGTTTTCATCACGTGAAAACTTACAAGCACTATTACCTTCAATAATTTTAAATATAAAATCATTATTTACAAAAAATATTATAATTAATAAAATAACTAATAACATAAATAGTATAAATTTATATGACTTTAAGTAATTTATTGATTTATTGTTAAAAAATTTATTGTTAAAAAAATTATTTTTTTTTGACATAATCTAATATATGATAATAATTAATAATTTTATAATTTTATAATATTAATTTTATAATTTAATATTATAACATTATATTAATATGAGACTTTATTTTAACCAAATAACTCCAAACATTATTTCAAAAGAATTACTAAATAATAATGTGACAATTGTTCCTAAAATTGTAAAAAATGAATTACCTACTAATAATAATGACTATACTCCTTGGTTGCCAGATTGTGCTATAAAAAAATATAAATTTAATGCTAATCCTATTAGACATTATAGAAAACAATATGTAAATACAGATACAAATAATTCAACAACATTTAGCAATTTATCTTTAATAGGAAGTTTAGATAAGCCAGGTGCTAATATTGTTACTAATGTTAATACACCAAAAAATGATTCAACAAATTGTAGTTTGAGTATATATACTTATTTGGATAAGTATGGTGTGTGTAAAAATGTTGCAGGGGACAAATTTTATGACCCAGAATTAAATAAAACAATATGTACTTCATTCAATCCTAGTACATTAGTAATTAAAACAGCATCTACAAATTTATCAACCGATTATGCTTCATCACATAGAGAATATTTATATAGCAAAAATAAAACATTTAATCAAAATTTACCTTTAATAACAAATGAAACAGATATTATTACAAATGGAGAAAGTAGAATAGAATGTAATGGAGAAATAGTTTGTCGCACATTTAATCCATCAAATAAAAAATTTCAATGCCAAGGTCCTGTTAGTTCGAGTGCAAGAATTTATAGTTTGAAGTATGGTTGCGATGATAGTGCTCATTGTAAAAAAACTAATACTAATACATTATATGATAAAAAATCTATAGCATGTGTTGGATGTGTTAATGATACTACAAAAATACGTAGAAAACGCATTAACATTTTAAAATAAACTCTTTATTTATAATAAATTGATGTTTTTTACACCAATTTATAGATTTTTGTATATTAATATTTACTAATACATTTAATTTATTAAAATATTTATTAACTATTTCATTACTAATATTTGCACACGACAAGTCAATTTCTTCACAATTACTATTAATATTATTATTATTGTTATTATTTTCTATAATAATATATTCTTCGCTAAAGATTTCAATAGTAGCATCATTAATAGCATCATTAATAGTATCATTAGTAGAATCATTCATAATATCATCATTAGTGTGTACAATATTTTTGTTAAAAATATTTAAATATTTCAAAAATGAATTATAATTGTTATTTAGTAAATTATACTGAATATTTAAAATTTTAAACTCTCTTATTAGGTTGATAGTATTTTTAATATTTTCCAATTGTTGTTGTCCATATATAGAATTAATTTCTTGCAACTTTGTAATAAATAATTGATTAAATTGAGTATTAAATAAACTATAAATCATGTCAACTTTATTAATTAACAAATCAAAATTTTCTATAATATTTGTTATAATTTTTTTATTATTGTTTTTATAATTTCTACAAATTATATATTTTTCGGAATTAGCACATCTACTCGTATTTGGTTTAAATATAAACACATTTTCATATAAATTACACAATAAATATATAACTTCTATTGTTTTTATTTTGAATACATCAAATATTTTTAATATAAAATTTCCTCCTTGTTTTTGCATTACTAACGCAAAAAAAACTTGTGATAATATTAATTTAAATGACATATCTTCTTGATTATTAAAATCGAGGGAAAAATCAAATCCTCCATCAGCAGTAATATAATCCATAGTTCTAAAATATTTTTTATAGCAATAAATTAAATTTTCTCTTAAAAATAAATCACCAGTTTTTGATGCCCCATATTCTATTTTAATGTTTTTATTATTGCTCAATAATTGTGTTGCTTTTTTCCACGAAGGAATATTAATATTATCACTAATTAATGTCATACCATAATAAGTATCTTGTTTATTATTTCTTTTATAATTAAAAGCTTCTATAAATCCACCAGGACCTTCAGCCAAATGAAAAGATTGTATATTTGTATGTTCATTTAAAAAACTAAATGTGTCTATTATTTCTATCATTTTAAAAAAAGACCGCGATAATGGTTTATGTTTACATAAAGAACATTTATGATTCGGAACAATTGTATGTATATATTCATATGGATTTGTAATTTTTTTCAAAATATCCCAATATTCATAATATTCGTCAATAGTTTGCTTTAACAAATGTAAATAATTATATAATGAATAACATATTATTATATCATTAGCATCTGATACTATATTTGCTTGTGACTTATTATTTTTATATATAATATTAAAATCTAAATTCAAATTATTCAAATTTGGTAAATTAATATAGGTCATATAATTTTTTAATAGTTACTTTATTAACTAAGTATAGAAAAATACATTTATATATTTATTTACAAATATATAAATGTGTGAATTTATAAATGTGTGAATTTATAAATGTGTTAATGTGTGAATTTAATATTTTGCTTTAAGATTTATATATGTTTATTGAGCTTTCTTAGTTTGTGTTTTTTGAGATTTTTTTGTTTCTGCTTTTAGAGTTTTCTCAGCTTCTTTTGCCGCCTTCTTTTCTTGTGCTGCTTTTAATTTTTCCTCTTCTTTTGCTTTCTTTTTTTCTTCCGCAAGTTTAATTTTTTCATCTACAGATAATTTAATTTTATTGGTTGCTTTGCTTTGTTTTTGCTCTTGTTGCTCTTCTAATTGTTCCTCCAATTTTTTCTCTAAATCTTGTGTTTCTTTAATATATTGGGATGCCAATTTTTTAGATTTTTCATCTATTTTTTCTTTTTCCTTAATTTCAAATTCTTCATCTATTTTTTTAAACTCACCAATAACTTCATCTTCTAATTCTTTTTCTTTTAATTCCTGCTTTTTAGATACTAATTCATCTGGGTCATATTCAACATTTCTAATCTTTTTAAATATAAAGTAATTGTTTAAAAACGAAATTTGTTTTTCTTCGCTACTTAATTGTGCAGAATTTCCTATTTTTTTTAATAAATAATTATTACTTTTTACTTCATTATTCATAAAATTATATAATTGTTCAAAATTACCAATTGACCCAGGCAAATTCAATTGTTTATATTCGGTTTCATTTAATAATACAAACCCATTATTTTCCATAATTCTTAGTAAATATTTAAAATTAACTAAGTATTCTTTGAATGTTTTATTAATTGTTTCTTGATAAACATTAATAGCATAACCTAAACTAGACTCATCATCATTAAATTCCTTAGCATCATATTTTTTTGTTAATTCCCATATTTTTTTATCATTTTTAAATAAACTAATGGATTCATCAATGTTTAACGAATTTAACATATTAAATATTTTGTTTCCATCATAACAAGTTCCAATAAAGTATCCTTCTAATGCTGTACATTGTGTTATATTTTTTATAAACTCATTTAAAACAGCTTCGCTTTCAAACATATAATGCATTGCAAATTGAATAGAACTAATATTAAATCCATTTTTTACAATACCATAATTATTATATACACCTTTGCCTAATAAAACTTCATTTTTTGTCCCTTCACCAAAAAGTGCTTTAATAATTTGTCTTGATTTATCATCATATAAAGCAGAACCGTCTTTAATATTATGACTACTATTGCCGTGCAAGAATAATGCTTTAGGAATAATCGCATAACGTTGAGCATAATTTAAATAGCGCGCACATACCCCATCCAATCTATTTTCAATATTATCTTTGCTTAAATCCAAACCTAATACAAAATTAAGATTTGCCGAAATCCATTTGGGTAAATCTCCTCCTTTACCTACTGCATAATCTATTAATGAATATCCCGACTTGGATACTTTATTTATTAACATACTTTTAACATATAAATTATGAAAATCACGCAATGCTTGCGTTTCAGATGTTTTGGAAATTTTATTATAATATACATCGTCATCGTTATTAACTGTCACTCCATTTCCAGTCATTAAGATTGATTCACTTATTGGATTATGTATAGATTGCCAATTTGAGTTTGCTGTATGATAAGCATTACCAAAGTTTTTAACGCCTGAGCGCAACTCTGATGTTTTATCAGAACGAACTCGCAATGGTTCCCATCTCCAAAATTCTGGATTATTACTATTGTAAGCAAATTCTACAATAGTATTATCTTCAATTTCATCACCTTCTAGCGTATAAATCTTAAGATTATTTGATTCATCTAGTTTGCCCATAATATTACATAATCCAGCATTAACATCATTTGGATTTGTCGGATAAAAGCGACAAGGTTTATAACTATCAGCATAAGATTCTTTAGTATTACGCTTAATGTTATTATTAATAATATCATTATATGGATTTATATAACCATGTTTTTTTTCATCAAAACCCACATTTAATATTAATGTGTAATAATTTTTGACTTGATTATATGAAGTTAAATCTTCACCTTCATTATTTAAAGTTCCAATATAATTCCCGCCTAATTCATTTTTTTTAAACTTAATTAAGAAATCAATAGTGTTATAGCGCGGAGGTTTCCATTTAAATGATTCATTCCAAGTAGTTTTATAATTTGGCGCAGCAACTCCTGTTTTTGAACTACATACACCTGTATTTGCTGGTGTAAAAATTAATCCATCTGTATTATATTCATATAATCCATCATTAATATTATTCAATATTCTAGCACATCCATTAAATATATGCGCACCGTAAAATTTTTTCACAGTAAATTTAATATGTATTTCTTTACTATTTGTTATAGACTTTAATTCAAGAGTTTTTATTACACTATTTAAAATTATGAGCCGATAATTGAAATTTTCTTCTTTTTTGCTTTTTTGTCGTTTTTCGTCTTCATCTTTTTCTCCTTTTTCTCCTTTTTCTCCTTTTTCTCCTTTTTCTTCTTTTTCTTCAATAGTTAGATTAATGAACGGTAAACCTGTGACATTTTTTTCATTAAAATAATATATATCAAAACATGCAAATATATTTACATATATACCTTTTTTATTATGTAAAATATGCTCACCATCTATAATAGTATTAAATAATTCTTTTTTCTCGCTATAACATCCAGTAAATTGAATATTCATTGTTGTAGAAATAAAGTATAATTTTCCCTGTGGTGATATATATAGTAATTTTCTAGTTCCATCTGCTTTATCTGTGACAGTATAATTATTTCTAATATTTGGAATAGAATTGTTTGTATCATTTATTTCTGATTCAGGTAAAATATTTATCATTTGTAATGTGGTAGATGATGGGCCGATAAAATCTTTTATATTTGGTAGCATCATAGCTTTATAATCTGGACCTTTTACCAATTTTAAATATTGTTGCATAGCAAAATCCATCTCATTTAGCGTTATGGGATAATTTGTTTCTTGTAATCCTATTAAAATATATTTAATAACTTTGCGTAAATTAGTATATAAAAATTCTGCACTAGAAAATGCTTTGTTAGCAATAATAAGTTCGTTATTTAATTCTATTTCTATTTCAAAATTTTCTAATGAATTAAAAACCTCCGAATCTTTTATATTAAATTGCTCAATAAATTTACCGTATTGTGATTTAGAAGTTTTAACAATACTGCAATGAATTAAAAATGGTAAATCTGGATGTCTATATTCATAGCGTTTAATATATCTAAATATTTTTTTTAACGAATTCCATTTACCATATAATTCTTCGACAACACTATGATTTCTAGGATAATTTTGCTCTGTTTGATAACATACACGAAAATTATACTCATCAAAATCTAGTGGAAATAATTGCATGTCATTATTTTTAAAATATTCTTTTTCTACAAATTTAATATTATTCTCATCTAATATTCCAGATAAATTATTTAATTTACAATAGCTTTGAATATTTGGTAGCCCATTTATTTGCGTTCTAATATTAGATAAATTACTAGCATTCATTATTTTCAAAAAATAATTTTCGTTAATTAATTTAAAATCATAATTCAGCAAACTCTTTATAACATTGTAAAAATCAACTTTATTAATATTTTTTATTTTCTTTGTTCCAAAACGAATCTCTAATTCAGGATATACATTTTCAGAAAAGCGTGTATAAGTTGATAAATATGTTTCAATGTATTTTAAAAATTTATTGCTTAATTCTTCTTTTTGAGAATCTTTGGTCGTATCTTTGGTCGTATCTTTGGTCGTATCTTTGGTCGTTCCTTTGGTCGCTCCTTTGATTAATTGACTTTTACTCATAATTAATATATATTATTATTTATTATTTATTATTTATTACATTGTAATAAATAATAAATTTCAATTTTGTTTAAAAATATAATGATAAAAAATATAATGATAAAAAATATAATGATAAAAAATAAAAAAAATATAATAGCATTAATTTAACGAAATTAAATTAATTTTTGTAATATATTTTCATATAATTCTTGTTTTTTCTTTTTCTTAGTAGTTTCGTCATATATATTGATGTTTAATTTTTCAGCCATTGAAACCAAATCATCTAATTTATAACTACTAAATGCTTTTAATGGTTTTTCAATATTTTCAATAGCATAATAAGATTTTAATATTTTTTGAAGTTCTTCTTCTGTTGTGTTATTATTGACTAATTCTATATCAAAATTATTAAATTCGGAACTCATTTTTACATTTGTTATTTTTAATAATTTATAATTTTGTAAGTTAATAACTTTTTCGTCATTATTAGTACATAATACACAATATGTATTATTGTCGCGAATTAATATAACATTTACTAAATATAATACACATAAAGCATGAAAAGTTTTGAAACTTATTTTTTCATTATTAGTAAGGTCATCTTCAACCATTCCTTTTTGTATTTTAAAATCTTTCAAAATATTTTTTTGATTTTTTAATTTTTCAACACAATTAATTTTAAACTCCTTCATAATTTTAAATGAATTTATATGTTCTAAATCAGAATCACTAAAATTATTAATAATTTTATAAAATATCCAAAATAATTTATCTGCAAAATTTTTATGATTATTAATTCTAAATGGTTCATTATATTTGCTATATTTCTTTGAATAATTTATTTGAACTCGATTTCTTGGAACACCCGCATGCACAATTATATTTTGCTTTTTACTATTATTAGTATTAGAATTAGAATTAGAATTAGTATTAGAATTAGAATTAGAATTAGAACTTTCATATGAATTGTTGGTTTCATTGCTTTTAATAAATGTTAAATTTTTTGAACTACTATTATTTGTTTTTAGACTATATAACATATATTGCTTTAGTTCATTTATATCTACATTTTGTAGTAATTCTTCTTTATTTAGACATAGCATTTTAATTACTAATATTAGTAGTGGTTATATCTTTATTATCTTTAAAATAAATTGTTTGCAAAGTTCTTTTCAATTTTTCGTCTTTATTTATATCGCTTTCTTGTTTTTTAATAAATTCAATATAATTACATATATCTTTATAAACTGTGAGAGATATTTTATTTAGATTAACAAAAATACCATTACTGTTTTCATTTAAATAAACATTATTTATTTTTAATATTTTAGCAATTTCTATATGATGACAGTTTTCTAAAGATTCAATTGTTTTACATAATTTTGTCAAATCATTAGAATCTATATTATTATTAGAGTCAATAATATTATTTTTACACATTATAGTTTTGTCTTGTATATTTTGATTGTCTTCATTAATTTCATTGTTAATATTAATTTTGTATTTTTCATTATCTTCAGCGTCTTCTGTATCTTCTTTATTTTCTTCATCTTCTATATCTTCTGTATCTTCTTTATCTTCTTTATCTTCTTTATTATCCATAATTGTAATTAATACTAATAAAAAATTGCCTTTAAATAAATTTTATATAACTAATCATTTATTTAAATGTATCTTGTTAATAGTTTCTTGTGTTGATTTTTTAATTTTTATTTTTAATTTTTTTCCTCCAATTTTTTCTAAATTTTCATCGGTGTCTAGCGATTCTAATTCATTCTTTAATGTGCTATAATTATTAATACTTATTAATTCAGCAATTATACTAATAAATTTATCATTTAATTCGTAGCGTTGACCTAAAACCCTAACTTGTATAATATCATTTTCTTTTATTTGTGAAAAAGCTTCATTATTATAATGATGGTCGCGTGCTATAAAAATAACATATGGACTCTGTTCATCCTCTACAATTAATTCTGCCCGAACTCCTACTTTAGTTATAGATTTTGTAATACAATAAATTATTGTTGATTCAACTGGATTTGTTATTAAACACTCAAAAACACATTCAAATAATATTTTATTATCAAATAATTCACCGCTTGAATATGTTAGTAATTTTACACTATTATTTTTTACATATCCTTCTTTAATACACTTACCTTCGTTTAATTTTTTAATTTTTTCTTCTAATATGTGAAATAATTCCGAATTAACTTCATCATATTTTAACACTGTTTTTTGTGTTAATAATGAGCGAATATAAACATGGGAATTGTCTAATGTATTTTTCTTTAACGGTTGTTTTTTATTTTGTATTTTAGACATTGTAGTATATATATTATTAATTTAATCTTTAAAATTATTTCAATTATATAATAAAATATTTTTATTTTATTTTATTATATTATTTATTTTATTATCATAATAAAATATTTTTATTTTATTATATTATTTATTTTATTTTATTTTATTATATTATTTATTTTATTATCATAATAAATTATTTATTTGCGCGTCTCTAAGATTTAAAAACCATCGTTTGTTTTCTACTTTTCGTAAATCATACAATCTAAAATATAATTCTTGTGCAGCACAGAAATTTTTTTGATTTAATTTTTCTCCTTTTTCTAGTTTTGTTCCTTTTAATTTTTCAATTATTTCATCTTTTACCCCCAAATCAACAAAAATTTTCTCACTATTAACTTTTCCGGCTTGCACACATACTGCACCTTTATTTGCACCTGTTTTTACTTTAAAATCAGTCACCAATTCTTTTGTTATTTTTTTATTTTTTGATAAAAATCCTAATACCGCCCCCATTTTTGAAACAGGTATTTGTAGTGATTTAATAATATTATCAAAGTCATTATAATCTTCTGATTCTGCACTATGTAGTGTTATATTTGAGCTCTCTGAATTTTTATTAATTAAAATATATAAAGTATAGTCTCTATATTCGCTTTTGTTTGGTATGTATAGTGCTTTTAATTTTCCATTGTTTGTTTCTAAAAATTCAGAAGTGTAATAAGTCAATAAATCTTTTTCAAACTTACTTAATTCAGCATAATCGTTATTTAATAAATAAATAACCAATAAAACACTATCATTAAAGTCTAAATCATCTAATAATATACTTATTGCTAAAGTATTTAATTCGTCATCAGTTATTACTTTGTTATCTTTTAATATATCGCTTATTTTACCATAATAAATATATTTGTTATCTTTAAATTCATATTCACTTTTTTTATCTTGTTTAGGTTCCTTTATTATAAAATTATAGTAGAGGTTTAATTTAGCAATTATAGTTTTAATATGTCCTTTTGCTTTATCGTCTAAATCGTCTAAGTCATCTTGAATTGTGAGACTAGGTATTTTTAGTAATGTTTTTTTTTTATCTTTGACAACTTCGATGTCTTTGTTTTTTTCTTTGCTAAATAAATTAAAATTATCAGGAACAGCAATTTTTATAGCATCGGGTTTTATTAATATATTATTAGATCTCTCAAAAAGTGTGGCATCACTATTTAAATTTATTGGTTGAAAAATATATAAGTCATCAATGTGTATTAATTTTCCTTGTGTATTATATTTATCACTTATAAATATATTTTCATTATTAACCAATTCATTTAAAGCATTATCTATATGTCTCAATGGATATGTTTTAAATGTATTTAAATAGTTAATTATTTTTTCTTTAGTACAAAAATAATATTCCTTATATAAATCTCTCAACTGTTTAATAATAACCTCATTATTTGTTTTTAAGAATGAATCGTCATAAGTAAATAGATTTATTTTATCAGTTCCATAATTTTTAGTATATTCTTCTAATCCGTATTTTGCAATATATTCTTCTTTATGTTTTTCTAAAGATGGTTTACATGTATATTGGCAATTATCCATATAATCACACAATGGACTATTTACTTTGTCTCCAATTGCATATTTAATTATAGCGGAATTAGAGAGAACTATGTCCATTTTTTTATTTAAAAATTTTTCACCAAATTTTTGTTGCTCATAATTTAGATGACAATCTATGCTATGTTCTTTTAAAATGCGAGTAACATTTCCTATTATTTTTGCTTTTTCCTCTGCTTTTCTATAAATTAATAAATCAACTGCCTCGTTGTTATTGCTTAACAATGTGCCGTGCATAAATATTTGAACATTTCGTTTATTTAATGGCAAATCTTTATGACTGCATGTTCTAATGGCGCGCCCAATAATTTGCTCTACTCTGTTTATATTATACCATGGTTCTAAAACATGTATTTGTCTAATATATTTAAAATCTAAACCTTCGCTGCCTGCTGCCGATAAAAGAATTACTTTAACATTTTCTCCATCAACATTATTAGAATCGGTACATGCTTTTAAATCTCCTACAATATCTGGAGAAATGTTATTATTTCCACTTATAATTACATATTTTGCCCCTCTAAAGCGTTGCCCAGGTTGTTGTAATAGTTCCGATTTTTTCTTATAACTATTTACATCTAATTCCTCGCTTGGCGGATTAGCAAAGAGAGATTTATTACTTCCATAACGTATGAATCCTTTTGCTTCTAAAGCAAGTGCTATTGGTATTAATCCTGAGTCTATAAATTGTGAATATATTATTACTGGACCTTGCGAATTCATTAATGAATCAATTAGTGCTTTAATTTTAAAACTATAGTTTCCAATTACATCATAATCAAACATATTAAAGTTAGAAGGCATATTTCTTAAAAACTCACTTTTGAAACTATAATTATATCTAGATTTAGGTACTTGTGTTTCTTGATAAGTCATAATATTATTAATTGCTGATTTGCCAACAAGTGATTTTATGTCAACAAGAGTATTTATTTCTTCAATATTTATATTTGCCACTAATTCTACAATATTATTATTATAATAAATCATTTTCTCATTAAAATAATTTTCTAATTTACTATTAGGAAAAACAATATTTAAGCATTCTAATGGTTTTTGTAATAATGTGTATCCAAAAGATTCCATTGCGTTTAGTTTTTCTTCATCGAATTTTGATATATTATTTTTTAAAATAATATTATATACAAATTCTTGATATGGTGATATAGAAACATCATTTACATATATATCAAATAGTGTTAGTGCTTCTTTTAAGGGATTACCATTTATTTTAGACTCTGGGTATTTTTTATTTAAAATACTATTATTTTCAGAAAAATCTTTTGGTAAAATTCTAAAAGGAAAACTTAATGGATTATCGCCTTTTATATAACTTATATAACCATTTATTTTTCTAGTAAATAGTTGTAAACCTACTTGTTCTCCATTGCTATTTACTATAAAACTTCCATCATTAGCAAATACATCTTTTACTTCTACTATTGAGCGTCTATCATTTAAATTTAATATATTAATTAAAAAAATTATTTCCTTATAATCATTAAACATGGGAGTAGCCGACATAAACAATAATTTCAAATTATTTACATTTTTAACTAATTTCATTAACTCATTTGATACTAATTTATTACTATTATCTTTTGACTGACGAATATTATGTATTTCATCAATTATTATTAATCTGTTATTAAAAAATTTTTGTAATTTGTTTTTTATTAATAATTGTTTTTTTTTTGAATCCATAGTACTTAATGATTGGTTTGATATATTTGATTTTTTTATTATTAAATTAGCGAACTGTGTATACCCTAAAAATAAATAATAATTGTTTATAATATTTTTAACAATTTTTATTACCTTATCGCGTGATAAATTTTTTTGTATCATATTAATTTCATCTAATATATTTTGCCCTGCACAATTATTAATAGTCCAAAGTCCGCCTTTTTCTTCTAATTTTCGTTCATCAAATAATTGTAAATAAAAATTTTCTTGAACATTAGGTGATGCAACTATTATTATTCGCTCATTATAACCCATAAATTTTAAATATTTTCTTGTTTCTTCAGCAACACCAATTGCCGAGCAAGTTTTTCCAGTTCCTAAGCCATGATATAGTAATATACCATTATACGGAGTATTCATAGAAAGGAAATTTTTTATGAATTTTTGATGTGGTGCTAGTTCAAAATCTTTATTGCAAATTTCATTACTTTGTTTTTCAAAATCATCATCTATTTTAATTATTAATTTATTTTCTTCAAATTCTTCTTTATTTGCTATTTTAATATTTAAAAATTCATCATCTAAATGCGGATATAAATATTTATAGTTTGAACTATTAAAATCATTTAACTCTTGTGCATTCTTTAACTCTTTTGCATTCAATAATTCAATAGCATTATTAAAATATTTATAATCTGTTAGAGTGTTTAAATTTTTTTCTAATAATTTAAATCTATTTTTGTCTAGTTTGCTAGAGTCATTTATATTTTCTCTAAATAATGATGCCAGTTCTTCATTGTTTTTTTTTTTAGATTTATCTTCTTTAATGTCTTGATTTACTTGTGGTTTTATAAATGGTTCTTGTTTTTCGTCTTCTTCTTCGTATTCGCCTTCTTCTTCGTATTTGCCTTCTTCTTCACTTTCTTGTTCTTCCTCTTCTTCTTCCTCTTCTTCACTTTCTTGTTCTTGTTCTTCTTTTTCGCTTTCTTGTTCTTCGTCATTTAAAGACTCTGGAATCTTAACAATTTCTCCTTCATTTAATGTATCCTTAACAACATTACTCATTTACTATATATTAAATATATAGTTTATAACTTTTTAATAAATTATTTAAATAACTTATTATTTTTTTTTTTTCATAATTGTATTCTCTAATATAATTATTTACATCATCTATTGGTATCCATTTAATTTCAGTAATTTCATATATTTGATAATCATTTTTTGGTTGATTATTATCAACTATAATACCAACAAAATATTTATGCTTATATGATTTATAATTAGAACCGCTAAAAATCTCTTCATATGGAACTATATTATTAATTAATAATATATCATTTTTACTATAACCTGTTTCCTCTTCAAATTCTCTGAGTCCACATATAATATCTTTTTCTTGATAATTCCTTCGTCCTTTTGGAAATCCCCATTCGGGTTCTTCATACTTTTTATCACATAGGTCAATTAAAGATTTTAAATCATAACTTTCTAAAATGTTAGCATAACCTTGTTTTAAATGTGTAAATTTAATTTTTGAAGTTCGCTCTTCATTTTTATATGAATTATTTGTATTATAATTCCATAAATATTGCCATATTGTATCAAAATCATTATTTAATATATAATTTCTCTCGTTATTAGTCATATTATTTAACAAATTTTTTATATAATTTTTATCTTCAATAGAATATTTTCCACGCATAAAATCTACAAATGATAATGTGTCTTTACGCTTAATAATCAATAATTCAACTGAATTTTCATATTTATTTAGAGAAGCATTATATTTTTTAACAATTCTAATAGGTATAATACCTATACTAGTAATAGGCACTTTACATTGATGAAATAAATGTCCTAATTTTCCACAATTATTACAAAAATACTGTTTTTTTATATTCATCATTTATTGGTTACTATAACTAACAATAATGTTTTTATATAAGTTATTTATTTACTAAAGTCAAGACATATAAATTTTAATATATATAAAATTAATATAATTTATATAAAATTAATATAATTGAAGTTTAATATGAATAGCGAAAACCATATATTTAATCCTATTATATGGGGGCCTCATTATTGGTTTGTGTTATATACAATTGCTTTATCATATCCATTACATATTAATGAGTGTACAAAAAAAAAATATTACGACTTTATAACAAATTTGCCTCTTTTTTTGCCAGTTCCCGATATTGGAGGTGTTTTTAGTAAGTTTTTAGATGCATATCCTGTCACCCCATATTTAGACTCGCGAGAATCATTATCTAAATGGGTGCATTTTATACATAATAAAATTAACAGCTATTTAGGTAAACCCGAATTAACATATTATGATGCTTTAAATAAATATTATGAACATTATAAATTAAAAGAAATTAAAAAAAATGATGAACGCAAAAATAAAGAAAAATATATTTTTGGTTCTATAATAATTGTAATTATTGTAGTAATAATATATTTATATATAAAATATTAATATGAAACTTGAATTAATAATTTTTTTAATAACTATTTTTGTATTAGCAAATACATATTTTGAAGGAAAATTAATTAATAAACTCAAACAATATCAAAAATATTACAAAATGGTATTTTTTGCTTTTATAGGTTTGTGCATATATTTGTTTATTAAGAAAAATCCAAGCAACTATAAGGAAATTGTCACCCATGCAAATAGTTATATAAAATATTTACCGATTGATAGAAATACAGCAAGTTTTATTACTCCTATTATTGATTTAACATCTAAATCAATAACAAATGAACTAAATAATAATTATAATTTTTCTAGTCCCATAAATAATCAACAAACGCAAAATTTATTAACTTCAATAAATAATAATCAAAATCATTTGTCCAAGCAACAACAAAAAATATTAACTTCTGGAAATATATCAACAAAGAGAAGTGTAAGCGAAACAAAAAAAAAATATGTAGCTGCTTCACAAAATTGGCATTGTAAACATTGCAATAAACAATTACCAGCGTGGTTTGAGGTAGATCATGTAAAAAAATTAGAATACGGAGGTTCAAACAATATTGATAATTTAGAAGCGCTATGTAGAGATTGCCATGGAAAAAAAACAGCTTTTGAAAATTTATAAAAAATATACAAATATATAAATATACAAATATACAAATATACAAATATACTAATAAATAATATACTTATAATGTAATATATTATTTATGAGTAGTTCTCTAACAGATAGTTTTACTAATATTAAAACTAATTATTATTATACTATAATTATAGCAATATTATTGCTAATAATGGGAGTATTTTATTATCTAAATGAGATGCAAAATATTTTCAAAATTAAAAGCACTAAATATGAAATATTTATGTGGTTATTTTTAGTAGCATTTAGTATATATACTTTCTTATTTTATGTTCATAAACATAAAAATGAACGCACAGAATATACTAATATTAAACCAGATGATACTTTCCTTAAAATGTATAAATATGTAGGATTGTTATTTTTAATAATATTATTTCCAGTATTAATAATTAATTTTATATTATATTTGCACCAAACCAATAATAATGTTTTCAATATTACGCAAAATATATTAGGAGTATTAATAGTTATTGTTATTTTTGCAATTATTGCAAAAGTATTTGCTATAAAGCCTAGTAATGTTGAGAGAACTAGTGATACAAACAACGAAAATTCTTTTCAACAATTCATAACACTATTAAAAAATATAATATTTTTTATTCCTTGTTTACTAATTATATTAGTAGATGAAATAAATGAGGACATTAAATTAACACCTTCTTCTATTTATTTATTATTTTTCATATTATTAATTTTCATAACATTAATATTTTTATTGCCTATAGTATTTACATATTTAGCAAAACATAATAAAAATGATCTTTTATCTGGAGAAGGTCCTTTTTACTTAAATGAAAAGAAAACTTTAGGAAAATATCAAAATTTAGACAAAAATGTTAGTTCAAATCTTGCTATTCCAAACTTTAATAGTTCTAATTCTGAAAATGCACCTAGTGGTAATAGTTTGAATAATATGCTATTAAACTTTAAAACAAACTTTAATAGTACTCAAAGTAGTTCTAGTGAAAATAGTTCAAATGAAGATGTTGTGAAAAATGAATATAATAAAATTAAAGACAATATTTCCGATAATACTAAAGGCTATGATTTTAAAATGTTTCAAAACGATTTAAATGGTCAATATAATATAGGAACAAAATATTATAATTCATCAAAAATTCATAATAAATTTCCTTATAATTATACTTATAGTATAAGTTTTTATATTTATATAAATCCACAACCTACAAATACCTCTCCTGCCTATACTAAAGATACTGAGCTATTTAATTACGGATTTAAACCAGTTATATATTATAATGGAAACTCTAGAAAAATTATTATAAAATCAAGAACAATAAATAATAAAACAGATCAACTAGATACTATATATGAAATGACTAGTGTAAAACATCAAAAATGGTTATATTTTGTTATTAATTATGAAAATAATAATATAGATGTGTTTATTGATGGTAAATTAGTAGGTTCTAAAAATAATGTCACGCCTTATTTTGTCGGAGATAGCGTGACTATTGGCGAGCATGATGGTATACATGGAAGTATTAAAGAAATATTTTACTTTGATAAAATAAAAACTCCCGATTCTATACAATTTTTATATAGTTTAACAAAAAATAATAATTCAATTTAAAAATGTAAAATAAAAATGTAAAATAAAAATGTAAAACAAAAATGTAAAACAAAAATGTAAAATATTAATATTTTTATATATTAATATTTTATAATGAGTGTTATAAATATTATAATTTTGGTAATTCTTGTTTTAGTATTATTGTGGGGATTGAACAATATATTTTTCAAAACAAATATAATTTATGATAAAATGTGTGAAGCATCTACAAGAGCAACAAATACTGCAGATAGAACATCTAATAATAATGTAATTGTTGCTGATGATATTCCCGAAACTACTTCCTCAAATTTTACATTGAGTGTTTGGTTTTATATAGATAATTGGGGAAATGAAATTGGAAATGAGAAAAATATTTTATTTATGGCTACTAATCCTGCTTCAACAACAGTTTCACAACTACAAACTACTCTTTCTGGTATTAGCACAAAACATAAAATGACATCGCCAGCTAGCGGAACAATATTTCCTAAAAATATTAACATTGCATTAGATAAATATGAAAATAATTTATTCATAGATATAGAATGTTATCAAGATAGACCAGCAGCAATTGGAACATCAGCTGAAACAATTTATGCTAGATATAAAATACCCAATATAGCAGTTCAAAAATGGAATAATTTAACAATAAGTGTTGATGGTCGAACATTAGATGTATATTTAGATGGCAAATTAAGAAATTCATTTATTTTGCATGGATTATATAAAAATTATTATGATACAACAACCTTAAAAAATATTTATTTAGGAAATATATCTAATTCTAATATTGGATTTGAAGGTTTTATAACCCGCATTCGCTATTTAGGCGACTCTTGTAATCCACAAGATGCTTATAATATTTATAAAGAGGGAATAAACGCTTCATTAGCTCAAACATTATTTAATAAATATAGCTTAAAAGTAAGCTTTTTAGAATACAATAAAGAAAAAGCAAGTATTAAAATTTAAATATAATAAAATATAATATATTATTTATAATTTATATTATTTATATATAAATAATATGAATTCTAATGAAGGAGTATTAGAAAATATTAATAATTATTTTAAGACAATGATACCATATGATACACAAAAGAAATTTGGGGATTTTAGTGAATTTTTATCTTCAAATACAATGATTGCTAGAGGGACTTTTTTGCTAGGAGCATTGATTCTTTTTTCAATATTATTTTATATTGGAAGTAAACTTGTATATTATTTTTTATCTCCATCAGACACGCCATTTTTAATAAGCGGAATGAAAGATGCTACAGAAGCACTTACTATTACTCAAAACTTAGGACAAAAAACAACAATTCCTATTTTAAGAAGTAAAAACGAATACGGAGGTGTTGAATTTACATATTCATTTTGGATATATGTTAATGATGTAAACTATAATGAAACTATAGATTTTAAACACGTTTTTAATAAAGGTTCTTCGCCGAGTTCACAAGGCGAAGGAGGTAGTGGAATATTTGGACCAAATAATGCTCCTGGTGTATATTTGTATAATGGTAAGAAAAATATTAGTGATAATTTAATGACTAATTATCCTGTTTTAGGAATGTTAGTAAGATTAAATGTGTTCCATAATAATGAGAGTGTTAATAAACCATATTATGATGATATATATGTAGATAGTATACCAATCAAAAAATGGGTAGGTGTTATTATACGAGTCACATCGCAAAATATTTGTGATATATATATAAATGGAACTTTAACAAAACGCCATAAATTGTCTAATATTGTTAAGCAAAACTATGATAATTTATATATAAATTACAATGGTGGATTTTCTGGTAATTTATCAGATTTGAAATATTATAATTATGCTGTTGGAACTTTAGAAATAGATTCAGTGACTAGTAACGGACCAAATCTTAAAATTAAGAAAAATAGCAATATTGAAAAATCTAAACCACAATATTTGGCAACACAATGGTATTTTAATGATACGGATGTATTAACATAAATATATACAAATTTTTTAAGAATATTAAAATTTTATATGAATTTTTATAATAACATATAATTTAAATATTCATAGTTATAAATATATTATAACTATGACTATTTTGAATACTAAAAATAACTATATTATTTTAACAAATAATATTATTGATTTAAGTAATGTTGGAAGTCTTTTATATATAAAAACAAATATTAGTGATTTAAGTAATAATACAACAGACACTAGTTGGCAAAAACTTTTACAAACTTTAACTAATAATAGTAATAATAATAGTTATAGTAATAATAATACTTATAAAAATAGAATACTAGTGAGTGGAAAAATTAATAATACTAGTAATAATACTATAACTAGTTGTTGCTTAATTACTCAAAATAATATTAAAAATAATATGAAATTTATATTTGATTCATCCAATAATAAAAATGGTAAGCTATTATTTGTGAAAAATTTAAACACGTATGATAATTCATATAATTATTTATTTGATGATTTAAGTAATACATTATTTGAAAAAAATAAATATTATAATATAAATAATTATTTAACTAGCGAGGTTTCAAGAGAGTATAACCGTTTTAGACGTCATTTAAATTATTATTTTAGTAATTCTGACATATTTCAAAAAAATATTCGCGATTTTTTATATTTAAAATATACATCCGGTCCATTAACAGTTAATTATAATGACATAAGTTATGCTATTGTAGGTATAAGTAATGAATTTTCTTTTATAAATGCAACAATAGATAGTTCTAGTAATATAAATTTTAACAAATCAAATTTTACAAGACTAGTAATTGATAATAGCGGTTCTGATAGCTTTACAAGTAATGATAGTTTTACAAGTAATGATAGTTTTACAATATTACAACAAAATATTTACTATCCTATAAATCGTAATTTATTATCTTATAATAAATTAACATTAGACTATAAACATGTTAATTATTATGATTTTAGTTTAAATTATGTATCAAATTTCAATTATACAACTAATTCATATAATATTAATACTATTAAAACTTTCCTAATCAAAACTAACAATTTAAGCATAATACAAGAAATAAAAAATAATAGCAAAATTATTTTTGGTTCTAGTTATACTACAAATATTATATATCTTACTAATGTAAAAGTATTAGATATTAATAGTAGTTTATATACTAGAGATATAAGTTTTAATAAACAAAATAAAAGATTAAGTAGTGATTTTTCAAATACTATATTTTTAGGACTGGGCAATCGCCTAACGGGGATTACTCAGCACGATTTATATAATCATATTCATTTTTCCATATATCCTGAGAATAAATATATTATTACATTTAAAAAAAATATAAATACAAACATTATTAATAGCAAATTTTCGTCTCTTATACCAACGTCTCTTATATCAAACTTAGATAAATATTATTTACTAGATATCAGTTTAAACTATGCTAAAATTAGCAATAGTCATAATATAAATAATACAATAAACTATAACAATGTTTTAACTAATAATGTAGTATCTCAAGTGGGTAAGGTTTTTAATCTAAGTTCACTACCTGTAATAGACCCTGTAAATAATTTTTTTAAAAATAGTTTCAGCAACTTGGCAAAAATAAATAATGTGCCTGATAACATATATTCTATAAGTTTTGAAAGTGTAGCTTCTGCAATGAGTGTAAGATTAAAAAATTTTGATAAAAATCCTAGTGATTCAAATCTTATAAATCAAAAACTGTTAGAAGATAATAATATGTCAGCAACTTCTGATTTCGGTTATGATCTAAGATTTAATTATGATAAAACTTTTTACATACTTCATAAAGTAGATTTATACTTAAATTTAATGTCAGTCTTTTTAAATTTAACAAATAGTTCTTATGCTTTTGATATAATCAATTTTTATACTTTAACAGTTGCTAATTTAATTAAAACATCTCGTGTAAGTGATTTTGCCAATGTAGATTGTATTTTTATTTATCATGACCCTTTTAATGACCCTGACCCACAATTTAGATATCCAAATAATAATATAGAAATTAAAAGAGACAGTGAAATTGATACATTAGCTAAAGCAATTGAACAATATCGTGGCACTGGAGCACGCACATCCACAACAAATGCTGCATTTGTTCCTGCTCAAAATGGTAGCAATTTATCAAGAAAAATGATACAAGGTATTATTGGATTAAATAATATTCCAAAGCTATTATCTATTGTACCATACGATCCAAGTTTTATAGATGGTAGAGGATTTATGAATCAATACCAAATAACTGATACTTGCATTACTACAAATTGTGAAAAAGTTGATGTAAAACAAAATGCAATAAAACATGACTCGGTTAAAAATAATCGAATTTATTTATCAAATTCATTAAAAAAACAAAATTTTGCTAATTTAGTAAAGTCAAATAGTCGAAATAGGGTATCTCAAGAGTGCATAAATAACAATACAGCTACAAGAAACGTGGTGTCTATAAATAATAGTACAATTGATGCTGATTGTACTAATATTAGAAAAACTCCTTTTGTTATGTTTACAAAAGGTAAAGGAAAATATTTAGGACCATAATTGTTATAGTTATTATGAAATATATTATAATATAATATAATATAATATAATATATATTTTTAAGATAATATAGGACGTTGATTATTTTCATATATCATCGGATAAGGCATTATAATATGTTGTTGTTTCTCAAAAAAATCTTTAAACTCTAAATTTGTAATATTTGGAATAATAAGCGCGCAAGGAGTTTCTAAATTAGTTGAACCAATACCTCTTAATTGTGATTCTATATCTATAGAATTACTAGCCAATGCTTCTCTAGATAAATGACTTGGCATATATCCCAATGAAGGAATACATTCGCTAATAGGTCTTCCTGATGATGAGTGTAAATATAAATTCTCTTGCAATAATTTTTCTGCGTTAAATTTTTCTAAATTGTAATTCAATTGAGTATTTTTATTTCTTGTTGAAGTCATATTATTATATAATCTAATTTATTATTTTAAATTTATATAATTTAAAATAATAAATTTTAAAAATACGAAACATGAGAGAATGTGATAAATATGAGAATATGTTGCTAAAAGTCAATGTATTCATTCTAAAGCACTTATGTATGCAATAATAATATAATATATTTAATTTTATTAGCATTATTAAAATCTGTAAAATGTGTAAATTTTGGGAAAATAAATTTCAAGATTTTTTTGAGAAATGGACATTTATAAATGTCCAATTTTATAATTTTTAGGTCTTTTATAAAAAAAATAAAAAATGTGCAAAAAAAAACACATTTAAACCTTTAAGGTGTAAATTCCAAATTTTTATCAGAAAAAACTCTGAGCATAAATTTTTTTAAAAAATATATTTTCTAAAAAAAATATTTAGGGGTTTTTTTATATATCCTATAATGATATATAATGGATACACAAATTTTACCCCAAAAACCCCAAAATTACATATGTGCTTGCTGTGCCTTTGTATCGTCTAATAAAAAAGATTATGTTAGACATTTATCAACCCAAAAGCATAAAACAAGAGAAAATGATACAAATATGATACATAAAAACCCCAAAAAACCCCAAACGCAATACGAGTGTGTAAATTGTAATAAAATATATAAATACAGTTCAGGGTTATACAGACATAAAAAAAAATGTATGGAGCATGAAAATAACGCTAATTTAAATAATCAATTGTCATTATCAAAAGAATTAATACTAGAAGTAGTAAAACAACAGCAAAATCAAATAAAAGAATTGACTGATACAATAAAAGAATTGATTCCTAAAGTTGGAAATAATATTACAACAACAAATCAAAAATTTAACATTCAAGTTTTTCTAAACGAAAAATGCAAAGATGCTATTAATATGAGTGATTTTATTAAATCAATAGAAGTTAGTTTACAACAATTGGATTATACAAAACATAATGGATTAATAAATGGATTAAGTAATGTAATTATAGAAAATATGAACAAATTAGGGCTGTACCAACGACCTATTCATTGTACTGATTTAAAACGCGAGTCATTATATATTAAAGATGATGATAATTGGGAAAAAGATATTAATAAAGAAAAAATTAAAAGAGTTATAAAAGATGTATCAACAAAGCAATTTTATGCACTAAGCAAGTGGACAAAAGAAAATCCTGATTTTCAAATTAATGAAAATAAGCAAAATTATTATACACATACATTGGTAGCAATAGCAAATAATAAACAGCACAATGATGATAAAATAATAAAAAAATTATGCACAAGTAGTTATATTAAAGAATAAAATATTATTAATTAGGGAGAAATGTTATATCCGGGTAATGGTATAAAATGGTATATAAAAACCCTTAATTGTTTATTAAGATATTTATTATGATAAAACATAATAAATATTTTACATAGTTGCAAAATTTATAATCACAAATTAAATATATTATTAAGTAAGATACAAAAAACCCTTACTATAATTTATTCTGTTATAATATCTTTTAATTCATAAAAAAACTTTTTATTTATGTCTAGTTCATTTTTTTGCTTTTTACTTATTATATAATTACATAAGCATTTGTGAAAAATATCAAAATAATCATAACTAAATAATATTTGAAATAATGCCGAATTATTATTTTCTATAAAAAAAGAGATATTTGAGTTTTTATATTTTTCTTTTAATACTAATAAAATAATATCAATTTCATAATAGTTTTGTAAAAAATAATAAATTTTCTCAATATGATTTGATACTATAATATCATCATATTTGCTAATATTTAATGCTTGTAGTATTTGTATTTGATAACATAAATTTTTATAATAGTCATCAGCCATGCTTTTGTAAGTACATAAAAATTCAGTATTATAGTTTATGTTTTCTATATTATTATAATAATCATTTAAAGAATCAATTTTTGATGACATTAAATATATAAAATAATTACTTTATATTTAATATAATTATGTGTTTATAATATATTATGTGTTTATAATATATTATGTGTTTATAATATATTATGTGTTTATAATATATTATGTGTTTATAGTATAATTTTATTGCTTAGTATCTTGATTGCGTGCAAATTCGCGGGCACTCATGCCTCCCCGTTGCCAACCTTTCATAGCATCATCTTCAATAATATAAGCACTATTTGAAACAGTTTCTTTGATAGAATCAATTAAAGGATAATTTTTGTATTCCGAAAAGGATTGTTCCATAGTATTATTAACAGTTTTTTTATTTAAGTCAAATTGTCCTGTTTTTAATTGAAATTCCATATCACAATCTCCTAAACCTTTTCCTAAATAAGGAACAGTTAAAAAAGGTCTGGTGACTAATGTTAATTTACATGCTGGGCGTGAAATATGAGTATATTTCAAGTCATTATTTGCTTCAATTTCGCAACCTTTAATACCGCCTTCATGAGAACCTTTATAAAAAACATATGGTTGTGCTAATGCGAAATCTTGGGCTTTGCTCATAGGACAACTAGGATAATAGTTTTCTAAATTATAATTAGCATTATTAACATTTTGAATATTGCGCTGATCAATTGCTGGAGAATCATTGCCTATTCTAGACATAGAATCAAAAATATATGGATAAGCAATAGTTGAGGTCATTTATAATAATTTAATATATTATTTTTTTGCTATATTAATTATATTTAAAAATCTTATATATTTTAAATATTTTAAATATTTTTAAGATTCTATAAATCTCTATTATCAAATGTATTTTTTAAACACATTTCTACATCACCATCTTTACACGAAGCCATATTTCCATAACAAAATCTAGCAAACTCTTTTTGATTATTTGGAACTCGAGTATTTGCTGTTGTATAAAATTGTCTCATTGATTGTTCAAATTCAAAATTGTCTGCTTGATTATTAAATAAATTATTTTTTATATTTTCATTGTTATCAAAATTATTCACAATAAACTCTTTTGTTTCTTCATTAATATTATTTTTAACAGCATTATTATATGAAGGAGCAGCTTCAAGTCTATTTGGATTATCTTGTATTTCGGGCAATTGTATATTCATTAATGGATTAGATGAAGTTGGATTTGTAAAATTATGTTTTACTTTTTCATACATTTCTTCATTGCTAAATGTTTCTTTTATATTGTTTAAATTAGCATTTTTATTTAATACATAATATGTAAATAGTAAAATAAGTAATGCAATTATTCCTGTAATTAAAATTTTTATATTATTTAAAAATAGAAATCCTATTAGTGTTAATAAAATAACTAATCTTGTTATAGCATTAATCTTTTGTTCTCGTGTCATATTTTCCATCGGCCATAATTGTGTAATAGCATTTTTATCAAATAAAATAATAGGATTATTTAACCAAAGTGTATTACTTGTAATATTGTCATTGTCATTTTCATTTTCATTTTCATTGTCAATATTATTTATATCATTATCTTTATTAGTATTAACATTATTAACATCGTTTACTTCAACACTTCTTTTTCCTATATAAGGTTCATTAGTACCCATAATTTATTATATTATAATAAGTTTATAATATATTTTAAGAATTATTTTGTATAAATGTATAAATGTA